ATGCCATCGTCTCATTCCTGCCAAGTCCGGCCCATTTCAGACCGAAGGGGGAAGACCATGCTTCAACTGGCGATGGAGGGCGTCATGGGAACGACTGATGATCCAAAGGGATGCACCAGGCCGTATGTGGAGATCCGCCCCCCGAAGTACGGCGTGGCGCGGACATACGGGGAGCTGATCTATCTCCTGAGGGAGCACAGATACTCTCTCGGCCTCTCTCAGCTTGACGTCGACCACATAGCCGGGTTGCAAGACGGGTACACAGGAAAGCTTGAGCAGCCGAACAAGCATTATGGCAGGCGGGCGGTGCATCCCATGTTCAATCTGTGGCTAGGTGGTCTCGGCGTAGGCCTTATGGTCGTGCCATTGGATGATGAGGAAGAGGGCGTCAGCAATGAGTGAGCAGGACACTGCACAATCTTTCCTCCCCACAGACGAATTCAGAGGAAAAGACGGGCGCAAGCTACGGATAACCAAGCCCGTAAGGACCGCAATACAGCTTATGGTGCTGGAAGGCCTAAAGAGAGCGGAAGCAGCTCAAAAGGCCGGAATACGCGAACACACGCTCTATGTCGCCATGACAAAGCCTCATGTGAAGAAGTATCAGAGGGCCCTCATGGACGAGCTGCGCACCTCTGAAGGCCACCGAAGCTACCTAAAACTGACGGAATTGCGCGATTTAGCGACTTCCGAGCACGTCCAGATGGAGTCGGCCAAGTTCGTGGCGGGCGTGTCGGGCATAAGCCCTGTGCAGAAACAAGAGGTTACGCATTCGGGCCAAGTCCAGGTTGGCTATGTGATCGACCTGTCGCCGCAGCAACAGCCGATGCGCGACGTGACTCCGAAGCATGAGCAACTGATAGACAATCAGGAGCTGGACAATGAGTAGGCAAGCTTTTCTGCGGGTTACAGCGGATCCATCCAACTTTCATGCAGTTGGACGCGTCTGGGGGTGGCCCTGTTTCCCGCCGGCGGGAAGAGGGGGTGGGGGCAAAAATGGCGCGCGGTCGTTGTCCTCCTCCCTCCCCCTCACGCGATTGGTCATTGACCCTTGTGAAAATTTTTCCCACTCGGGAGGTCGTTGAAATGGCGGATGAGGTTGTGACGGAGTTCACGGGCGTTACGCGGCTGGACTTGCCGGTGGAGCGGATATTGGGCCGAGCGCAGGAGGCTGGGCTCACCGAGGTTGTTGTGGTCGGGTTTGACCGGGATGGTGATTTTTATTTCGCCGGGTCGAAAGCGGATGGTGGGGCTGCCTTGTGGCTTTTGGCGCTGGCGCAAAAAAAATTGCTTGAGATTGGGGATGGCGAATGAAGACCTTCCGCCCGGACGGAGAGGTTTTGCGCCAGTTCATGCTGGACGATAACCGCGTGACGATCATCCAGGGACCGTGGGGCTCGGGCAAATCGGCGGGCTGCTGCATGAAGATGTGGAAATACATGGTGCAGCAGGAGCCGCAGCGGGACGGTGTGAGGCGCACGCGATGGTGCGTGGTGCGTAATACCTATGGCGAGTTGCAGGAGACGACGATCAAGACATGGCTGGACTGGTTCCCGGAGGATCAGTACGGGACGTTTTTCCGATCGAAGCCATTCAAGCATTTCATAAGGGTCGGGGACGTCGAGGCGGAGGTGATCTTTCTGGCGCTGGACAGCGAGGAGGACCGTAAGAAGCTCTTGTCCTATGAGGTGACGGGGTTCTGGTTCAACGAGATGCGCGAAATCCCGAAGGGCATCATCGACGATGCCGATGGGCGTTGCGGTCGTTATCCGGCGAGGAAGGACGGGGGCCCGTCATGGTGCGGGATTATCGGGGACACGAACGCGCCTTCGGAGGATCATTGGCTGCCAATCATGCGCGGGGACGTTCCGGCACCGGAGCACATGTCGGAGGAGGACCGGCGGGCGCTTGAGAAGCCGGATAGCTGGTCGCTCTACGTTCAGCCTCCGGGAATGCTGGAGCAGAAGGACGAGAAGGGTCTGGTTTCGGGATATGAGCCGAACCCGCTGGCGGAAAACATCAACAACCTGATCGAGGGCTATTACCCGCAAATCATCAAGGGCAAATCGAAGTCCTGGATCGATGTGAATATTTTGAACAGGCTGGGGAAGATACAGGCCGGCAAGCCGGTATGGCCCATGTACAGGCCGGAGGTTCATCTGGCGAAGGCCCCGATCCCGGTAAACGATAAGCTTCCGATCGTCTGCGGGATAGACTTCGGCCGGCAACCGGCGATTGTGTTCTGTCAGAACCTCAGGGGCCGGTGGCTGGCGATACATGAACTGGTTGGACAGGGCATGGGCGCCACGACCTTTGCCCCTCTGGTGAAGCGGGAAATGATGATGAGGTTCCCGTCTCACGGACCAACTGATTTCATCCTGTGGGGCGACCCGTCCGGCGATGACATGGCTCAGGCCGATGAAAATACGCCATTCCAGATATTCCGGAAGGAGGGAATGATGGTCCGCCCGGCGCCGGGGAACAATCGGCTGAACGTCAGGCTCGAAGCCGTGGAGCAGTGCCTCAACAGGATGGTGGACGGTGCGCCGGGGTTTCTGGTTTCCCCGACCTGCACCACGCTGAAGGCCGCGATGGATGGCGGGTATCACTATCGCAAACTCGCGACGACGGCGGAGAGATATTCCGACGAACCGGAGAAGGACAAGTATTCCCATATCGCCGATGCGCTCCAGTATGCCCTGCTTGGAGGGGGGGAGGGCAGAACCCTTGTCGGGTCTGGCTCCAGACCAAAGACCGTCAATACGGCCCGGCGGACCGGCGTGCTGCGATGATCGAGCCCGATGAATGGTTCCTGTGTTTTCTGGGAACGGAGCGGCACCACTGGTTCGACCGTTATACGAAACGCGGGTTCAGGCATGTCTGCGCCTTCTCCTATGTCCCGGGGTCGGGGATATGGGTGTTTTACGACGTGAATATTTTCAGGACCGTCGTTGCGCTGATGGTGGGGGATGAAGCTGACCGGAAAATCGCAGGTCTTGCGAGGGCCGGGAAAATCCTCCGGGTGCAGAAGGGGCCGGGTGGGAAATGGTGGTCCCGTCTCGGCTTCTGGTGTGTGCCCGCGATGAAACATCTCATTGGGTCCAGGTCCAGTGCGTTGACCCCCCACGCCCTCTACCGCGACCTTCTCGAACAAGGTTCAGAACCGGCATTCGAGGCAGATCATGAGTTTCGGCGCGGACGTACCGCAGGAAGACCCGGAAGTGACCCGGCGCCGCAAACAGGAGCAGGCGAGAGCGGATGCGCTCCGGCTGAGTGAGGCGCAGGACAATCTTCGCAATGCGACGGAGACAAGGCTGCGCCGGTTCGGTGGCACTTCGGTCTTGTCCTCCGGAACGCCATCCTCCACTACGGCATCGGCCAATCCCAATGTCCTGTTTTTTGGCATAGACCAGTCGATGAAGCCGACGCGGTATGGAAGCCCGCGCAACAAGCCATTCGGCCTGTTCGATGCGCAGGGAAACCGCTCCACCTATAACGGGCGGTCGCTACTGGGCAAAAATGGCTAGCAAGCTCAAAACGGCCCAGTCCATCCTGACGGAAGCCAAGCGCGACCGCGACCATCACCGTGAATGGATGGATCAGCTTTATCGGTTCTGCCTGCCGTGGCGGACAAGGTTCGGCAATTCGCGAACGGAAAACGACCAGGGCGACCTGTTCGACAATACAGCCATGGAAGCGCTGGGCGATTTTGCCTCCGACATGAACGGTATGGTCACGCCGCCATGGCTGGACTGGATCCAGATCGAGCCATCGAAAAAGCTTTCCCAGGCAGACAGGAAGATCATCGAGGCCCCGATCCGGGACTACAAGGAAAAGGTTTTCGCCGAAATCCGAAGGTCGAATTTCTACGAGGCCGGACTGGAGGGATATCACGATCTGGCCATCGGCACGGTGGCGCTTCAGGTCCAGCGGGAGCAGATCGGCCGGCCCTATATCTGCCAGTCCACGCCTTTGACGAATCTCTATGTCCTTCGCGGAATGCACGGGAGGGTCGATGCTGTCGTCAGGCAGTTCAAGGTCTGGAAAAAAGACGTCAGGAAATACTATCCCGATGCGACTCTGCCCCAGAGCATCACGGCCTCGAACAAGCCCATGGAGGAAATCGAGGTCACGGAATGCGCGTGGCGGAACTGGAACCCGGAATTCGCGGAAGCATGGGAGTTCATCGCGTATTTCAAGCAGACCGTTCTGGCCGATGAATCCTATCAGGGCGTGGGGTCGTGTCCCTTTGCCGTGGGGAGATGGAGGACGGATGCCTCGACGGCGTGGGGAATCGGTCCGCTCTATACCGCCCTTCCGACGGTGCGGGTGCTGGACGAGCTTGGTTATCTCGTCTTGAAGCAGGCCAACAAGGTCGTCGATCCGCCTTTCTTCTATGACGATGACGGCGTGATGAATTTCGATCAGGGCGTTGTTCCGGGCACGGCGATCCCCCGCCTGCCGGGCTCCAAGCATGACGTGCTTGAAAGCGGGACGAATTTCGAGATCGGGTTTTTCACGCAAGAGGATTTGCGCCACCAGATCAAGCGGGCGCTGTTTCAGGACAAACCGGAGCAGAGGGGAGATACACCCCCCACGGCGACGCAGTTCCTCGAAGAAATGGCAATGACGGCCCGTCGCCTCCCGCTGGGGCGGCTCGTGGATTACCAGCTTCAGGTCTTTTCCCGCTTTGCATGGCTGATGGAGCAGGACGGCCAGCTTCCGAAGGTCGAGTTGAAGGGCGAGGTGGTCGACCTCGTTCCGTATTCCCCGCTCCTGAGGAACCAGCAGCAGGACAAGGTGCTGATCTTCAACCGCTTCATGGAGATTGCGAATGCGCAGTTCGGACAGGAAGCGGTGCAGTTGCTCGTCGATCCGGTGAAGAGCCTCGAAAATCTCAAGAAAATGCTGAACGAGGAGGGCGTGGTAATCCGCGATCAGGCCGAATTGAAGGGCCTGATGGGAAAAGCCGCGCAGGGAGCGCAAGCCATGGGGATGCTGCCGCAATGAGAACCTTCGATAGTTTGAGAGCGGATCGCGCAGCGCTGGACGACAAGGAAAACCAGCGCCTGAAAAACGCCTACCGGAGATTGTTTCAGACCGATGACGGCCAGCTCGTGCTGGCGCATTTAAGGCACGTCTATTCCGCTTC